CTCGAATTCATAGTCATTATATTTATGGTTAATCATCTGACTAAGAAGTTCAGAGAAGTTCTTGGCGCCCATGTCCTCACAGACAAGCTCATCAAAAATAAGCCACCTGTTGGAAGATAGCCTTTGTCCAAAAACAGCAGCTGGAGTCAAACCAAAGTCTAGTCCTACATAGATAGGCTTAGTTTTATCCAACTTATAGGGCTTATCGCTAAAATGTACATCATCTTTATATTCTGGGAATACTGGCTTGCCATCACTGACGAAGCCATACTGACCATGGATATAGACATTAATCCATTCCTGGTCTTTGCCTTCAATCATCCGTTCATAGTATTTACGGCCAATAAAGCGGCGCTCATCTAGAGTCAGTTGATCAGCACCTGGTGGCTGGAGTAGATTTTCTAAATTCTCTGCATTAGGAGATAATCCAGACGGTTGCTTATAGAGTTTGAAATTCTCCAGCTCTGTCTCTTCAAAGAGTTTATACCACCAATGATCTGAATCAGGCGGGTTAGTGTCCATGATAATGCCAGACCATATAGAGCCAGTGGCAGGGTATCTACCAACACGCCCCATTAGCATATCAAGAACTTGTTTAGGGATTTCTCTAGCTTCGTTTATCCAGCCGCCTGTCAGTTCTAATGAAAGGAGCTTTTTTATATCATCGGGCTTATCAAGAGCGCGGAATAAAAACTCCGAGTGTACGGTAGTTCCATCAGGTAATCTATATGACAGTGTATATTTCATATCACCGGCTCTATAGTTACCAATTGACTTAGGGAACCAATCAAAGAAGGTTTCCATAGTCGTATCTATTAGTTCTCGATAGGTGTTCCTAATAATTGCCCATCGAGAACGTCTGATACCATTGGCATCTGGAGATTGTAATTGAGATCTTATATTCATCTCCATGCAACATCCGACAGATTTGCCTGATCCAATTGGCCCCATTACGGCTCTGACGAAATGATCGCCGCCGTGGAACTTCCTGAGTGTAGGAGATGCTATATAAGTTCTGTCCATTAATCTTTTACAATCTTCAGAGTGTACCCGTTACTAGATGCCAATGTTCCATCTTCTTCAGTAGGAAACTTCTCTCCGAAGATCTGAAGATACCTAAGTGCCAAAGCTCCTCCATTACGATCACTCATTGCTGCGAATAATTTCTCAGTAGCCATTTGCTTAGCCTTGCTCAATCCTCTCTGGTAAGCAGTTTTGAAGTACCTGCGTTCAGCAGCATTAAGATCAGCATCCGTCAATCCGAAAAATGAAAGTGCCTCGACTTCAGATAGGCCAGCCGCCAAATCTTCAATTCGGATTAGCATATCCTCATCGAAGTTTTCACAATTGATCAGGCTAGCATACCTATTGTATGTATGTGCCAGTCTATTACTCATATTTACCTCTGGAATTCATTGTACTGCCAATGATTATAGCACTATTGGTAGGTAACGGCAAGCCGAAACTACCCTCGCCCCGGAAAAGATTTCCGCTGGGGGCGCTCCCTTGGCACAGCCTGATGGGAATCCCACCTTCGTGAAATTATCGGGCATAAGAGTCTGGAATATTCTGGAGGAATCTGAAAAATTTGAAAAATTTTTGAAAAATTTTGAAAAAAAATTTTTTGAAAAAAAATAGAGTGAAGTGCGGGGGGCTGACGCCCAATGGCTGAAAAATTGCAATACCCCCTGGTTGATTATTTTATTAAATATATTTAATGTTGGGAATCGAAAAAAGATAAAGAAAACGCTTGCGCGATTCCGATTCCGCCTTTATAATTCTTTTATCGAATCGCGAAACGGAAAGCGATTCGATAGCGGGTTGCGATACTCGCAACTCGTTTAGTTAACCTAACGAGGTTATTTAAATATGCTAGACGTAGTAAAGTATTTCGAGCAAGCAATCGGACTAGGGCTTTCGGTAAAGGCTATTATCGCGCTCGCGAAGAAGCAAGGTTATTCCGAAGAAAATATAGCTTTCGCTATATCGGAGTTAAACCTAATTCCGGAGAAGCGGAATACTTTCCGAACGGTTTTTTCGCAAGCGATTATTAAATTGCTTTCCGAAAACCCGGAAGCAACGGAAGCGGAAGCGGGAATAGTTTTCGACGATACTATCGAATCCTACTATCCGAAAGGCGGTAAAGATGCAAAGGCGAGTAATAGTCTAAAGCATCGCGACTATTACCTTTCCGTATATTACGGATTCGGTAAAGAATTGCTCGAAGCAACGAAGTAACTAAATCCGGCGCAAGGAAGCGCCTTCTTTAAAGGAAACTAAAATGCAAGACGATCTTAGGACTACGCAAGAAATAGCCGATTTCCTTTTTTCGAGAGTGCTAGAAGAAAAAGCGATTCTAAATTCTGCTAAAAAAGAATTCGACGAAGCATCGATTCGGTATACGGAATTCTTAACGGAAAATGCTAAGGAATTAGGAATCGTATAAACTAACCGCCGCAAGGAAGCGGCTAACTTAAAGGAAACTAAAATGCAAATAGAACTAAACGAATTCGAGAGTTCGATGCTTAGCGAATTAGGTTTTATTCGAGGCGAGATAAACGACTTACTTAGGGATAGCGTAAAAGAAAACGAGTTATATCTATCTAATCGAATTCGAGATTTCGAGAGGCTAGCTATAGAATTCGCGAAAATTCTAACTACGGAAATAACCTATTAGAAAATAAGGCTACTCGAAAGGGTAGCCTTTTTTTCGTCCGGATTTCAGCCACCAGTGGTTCCCACCAGTGATCCAGGGATTCCGCTGGTATGGCTGCCACCAGTGGTCCAGTAGCCACCAGTGGTTTGGGTGAGCCAACCAAATCGGTGGCCGGGGTCAACCGGGGGATTGGATCAAACCATATGTGGCACCAAACCGGGGGATTCAAACCATATGTGGTGGCCAACCAAGCCGGGGGTTTGGATCAACCGGGGGATTCAAATCAAATCATATGGCCAGACCAAACCGGGGGACCTATCCATTCGCTAAATCCAGCCTCCTGCCTGGCCCTAGGAGCGACGCTAGGGTGAGGGTACCCTAGGGTATAGGGTAGGGGGCTAGAGGGGCTTAGAGGGCCACTCCGGCGGTCCTAGGGGCACTGATAGGGGGGCTAGGGGCCTAGTGCCACCCGCCGCGAGCCTACCCACTGTAATATATAAGATATTCCGCTGCGGTGGCTGAAAAGGCTGGCCAAAACCGGGGAATTGGTAATAATAAACTATATACTTTAGAGCTATTTGCTTAACGGAAAACATTATGCTCCATCGACTTTTTCTTATAAAAAAATGGTTAAAAGTGTATATTAGAAGAAACAGATAGAAGGGGGTTAAGTATATGATATATATAGATATTCTAGAGAGATTTTTTTTTTTCTTATATCTTCTTTTTTTTTTACTTTTTAGCAAGCTAAAACATTTTCGTTATTGGATTTTGTTTTTAGTTACATCTAAACCCATTTCCCTTATTCGATTTCCATTTCGTTCCTCCTGCGTCCCTCTCAGGGGGGTGCGATTTATTTACGGAATCTCCGAAAATTCTAGAAAACTCCTTATAAATTAGGCACTTAGCCCTATTTTTTTTTTCTCTCCGATTTCTTTTTCTGATTTTTACTCTAGGAAAACAGGCTATTTTTTAACCTATATTCGATTCTTCTAACCTATAGTTGCTATATTTGCAGTTTTTGCAACTATAATTTTTTTTTTTCGCCCCAAACCTCTATCATCCGCTATCCTATATTCGTATGATTAATTTCTGGGGCGGCTATAAAAGATAATAATATATAGCCACCCCAGCGGAATCTTTCCTCTATCAGAAGATCAGTTTCCTCTATCAGCGGAATTATCTTCCTCCTAGAATCAAGATCCCCACTCCAGAACCTTTGTCATCATTATCTTGATACCATTCAATGCTCAATCTCTGAATCAAACTATCATCCTTAAATACATTAGCCCTCTGCATCGAGTCTAACAAACACTTCAAGAGATTATCCAAATCCCTCTTTCTCTTCAGCTTTGGCGGGTATACAGTTATCTCCATCTGGAATTCCTTCAAGATAACTTGATGAGACGGCAATTGCTGACTCACTTCCCTCCTTACACTTTCATGATAGTCCCTACCGCTTGACTTAAGATACACCGTGTGTTTATTATGACCGTAGTAATTATTAACACTCACAGGATAAGGCAGATACAGTTCAATCATATCAAGTCACTCTCATCACAGAACAGTTCTAGAATATTATTATTAATCAGATAATATATCTTCTTGTTGTGTACCAGTTTCTCCATGTACTTCTTCTGTAAGAAATATTCCACCACCACGTCATAACCGGGCTTATTATTTCTGGACAACTTCTTAATGGCTGGCTTTGAAGCGAACAGCGTCCTGAAACATCTCTCGATTATAATATTGTTCCGCTCAGCGGAATATTTATCACGATAAAAATTACCACCCTTGAAATCACCAGCGAAATATCTCCTTAATGTATGAGCTATAATCTTCAAAGTATCCTCTATCGTTCCATCTCCTTCTCCTGATGTACTCGAATCCATGAATGATTGAGCCTGATTGAAACAATACATTACCAGTTCCTTAGCCCATTCCCAGTCCTCTTTCGTAACAATCAACTCTCTCCTGTTCATAACAGCGCATATAGTTGATAACTTAACGGCATGAACGTGCATCCTTGTACTCAGAACTGACTTGAGCTCATTGATGCCATCATAGTCATTATAATAGTCTGTCCATTTATCACTATGACGCTTAACGTCCTGCTCCAATTCAGAGCTTTCCCACCTCATGAAATAAGGCAAAGTCATATCAGTACATTCTTTCAGCAAATGACTCAAATGTTCCAATATATCGTCATCCCATGATAAATCAATGTCCTTATTCTCATATGGCCGCCTCTCCCTATCTGCTCTGAATATAAGGCATCGTGGAGCAAATCCGTCTGTTGTACTATTGCTACTCTTCAGCGCTCTTATAAAGCCACTTGGCTCACCCTCTCCTACTATCGTCAGTGCTGGATGAGACAGCTCCTTGATACTATCTTCATCTTTACTATATCCTTCTTCTGCCACTATATCATCTGGCCCACTCTTGCTATATACTTCCAGGAACGCTCTCCTTGTACTTACAGGATCTCCGCTGATGCTTGCCAGAACTTGGCCCATTTCTGTTATAACTGATACACAGCATCTTTTCTTTTCTAACATATTTCTTATTGCTTTTCCACTAGTGAATGTCTTATTTCCTATGAACTGACGATAGCTATTATCCTTGCTTGCTTTTGCCAGACCGCTTATTATGAATCTAGAAGCGAAGTCTTTACCACCGCCTGTTTTCATACTCAGCAGGAAATAATCATTACAGCCCATTGATGGAACACTAGGGCACTGAAACTTGTAACCAGCCACTCCAGATATCATCCCTAAGCTACTGACTAAAGCTATAGTTTTGTTCTGATACGACTGTTGTCTATAAGCCATTTTAACAAGTTCACCTAATCTCCCAGGCGGAATAGGTGGATCTTCATATTTGCTGTCAGCGCTTATCCATTCAATAGCTTCGAATTTGTTCTCATCGAGTCTTTTTAATTTAGCTCCTTGAATCATTCTTGGCAGGTCAGCCCGCCTTTGTTCAATCCTCTTATCATCAGTTGGTTCTCCTAGTAGATAGTTACATATCCTCATTATCCATCCATCTGGAACCTCGTCCTTTACTAATTGATACGTTATATTCAGAAGGTTGCCATGTATGTCCTGATGAGTACGAACATTCTCGAACATATCATACAGACTATCACTAGCTACTACATCTGGAAATATGGACAGAACCTTATTGGTTGGCGCTCCTTTGATTTCCTTTTCAATCTTATATCGGTCTATAGTTGATGGATTGTAATCTTCTCCTTCACAGTATAAGTAACTTTGGAACCACTTTGTTGGAGCTGGTGAACTAGGAAAGAACCACATCTGGCTCATGGACTTATTCTCATGAGCATACAGTATATCACATCCTGCATCCTTCAGAGCACCAACAATGTCCCTACTGTTTATTTCTACTTCTTCTTCCCATACATTCCTAGTACATGGTATAATGATTCTATACCTGTATTTGCCATCGCCTCTATTGCTCCAGGTGGTGTGCATTATATGATTTATATTGAAGTCTTTCATTATTTGGTGTATTTTCTCAGGCGGTTCTATGCAATATGGTTTGCCACTTGATTTGTCTACATCTATAATTATGAATTGAGTATGTTCTATATTTTCTTTCTTACGATAGTTGTCTTTTAAATGGCCACGGACCCACCCAGCGGAATTCTTTTTATCTTGTTCAGTGCGTGCCATGGCGCATTTATTGAATTGAGTATACAGATCAGGTAATGTCTCATATGTTTGTGGTACTCCACCTCCTGGATTCGTAATATTATCGAATCTAGTTATCTTATATACCATTTAGACTCTCCTGTGAAGTTTTCGGATATAATTAGCCGAATTTTCTATATTACTATATCTAAATACTAAAGTAAAGTACATTATAGATGAATCATCTCCATATCAGATTGTATTTTACTGGTATTAGAAAGAGCTAATATGGAGTCGAAAGTGCTTTACTCCATAGCCGACTTAGGGTATTATACTCGCTCGGCCCCGCCGGGGTCGTCTAACCACCAACTGGAAAGGAAGGAAAATATGGTCTACGCAATCCGATACGTTCCAAATTTAAAATATTGTGTATTCGCTTGCAGCAATGATAAAAGGAAGCGAGTCGCTAGCAATGGAACTTATGATGAATGTGTATCTTTTATAAAAAGAACACGACTGGAAATAAACTAACCAATTTGCGGCAAGGATGCTGCATCTTTTCGGAGAAAAGAAAATGGAAAGATATATTAGCATTGGTGATAATACTTTCAATGTATTCTTTGATCTTGTGCCTCTTGAAAAGCATGAGCAAGGATTTGGTTTTGGCAGATATGTTATTGAAATACAGGACATCCATCTCAATGAATCGTGGATAGATACTGATGGATTATATATTCGTGAAGGAAAACACTATACTAGCATGGAAGAAGCAATAACTACTCGACTTTATGAAATGTTAAAAGACGAATCTGAAGGAGAAATATAATGTTTATATCTATTAGTTCAGCCTATGGAAGAAAGTATAAGAACCAAACTGAAGCTCGCAAAGACTGGGATGAAGGAAAAGATTTCGTCTTTCAGGAATCCACTAGAATGGAGGATCTTAGGTGGAGTGGTAAATACTGCTCTAAAAGGGATTTTCCAGATGATGTAAAAATAAACTTTATCATTAGATAATGTATCTCGTAGCGCATTCAATTAAGAGTGCGCTATCGGATGCAATATCGCATCAAACTGAAAAGGAAAGAAAAAATGAAAGAAGTTGAAATGGTACTGTACGCTTCCATCAATCAGTATGCAACAGAAGGGTGGGATGTTAGGTCTTGCATTGCTAGTGATTGGGAGTATCTGTCAAAGAAGTCATCAAGACTGGAGCTGGCCAGGATTGTTGTTCCAGCTCCGCCTGTTGAGTGGCTGGCTGAGAAAGGGATTGATTATGTTCAGGAAGAAATTCAAAAGGCAAAAGACCACATGATGGAGCAGGTCAAAATCCTCAAGGATATGGAATCTAAGTTCCTTATGATTGGATTTGATCAGTAATTAATATTGGCCAAGGATGGCCATTTTCTTTGGATAAAAATATGAAAGATATTGTACCACAAGAATCGATAATTCGATTATCTATAATGCGTACACAGGCTAGAATAGCAGCATTGGAGGTTATCAGAGAAAGTAAAATAGACATCAAAAGGGAGTATGAAATACTTGATCAGATGATGAAATTATACAAACTTAAATATGGAGAGTTCAAATATGAAAATTGAAGCCAGCAATGATTCGGTAAAAGTCACCAAGCAGTGTCCTCTATATGGTAACGACAATACCATGATCTGTAGGATGCCAAAGATGGAGTTCTACAGAAGGTTATATGAATGGCAAAGGGGCGCTCTAATCCAGGATGCGTTTGATAACCTCACAGCTGATGAGAGGGAGTTCCTCTTGAGTGGATACACTCCTCAGGTATGGAACGAATTATTCAAGGAGAAAGTAAAATGAATGGGACAGATGTATTGTTTCTACTTATATTTTTGCACTTTATAGTGTTGCTATCAATCTATTTATAGGATATAATTATTTTATGGCTATCAAAATTCAAAGTACCAAGGATTATAAAGCTGACAGCATAAAAGCAGTTGTCTATGGCCCAGCTGGAATTGGTAAAACTGTTCTGTGTAGCACAGCCCCAAAGCCAATTATCGTATCAAGTGAGGCAGGTCTGTTGTCACTGTCTGGCTTAGATATTCCTTATATGGAAGTATCATCTCTGGAGGATTTAGATCAGGCATACCGTACTCTGAAGGGCAGTGAGTTTGATACCATTTGTCTAGACTCTCTCAGCGAGATAGCAGAACTGGTGCTAAAGAAGCTGAAGGATAATGAAAAAGACCCCCGCCAGGCATACCTGAAGATGGCTGAGGCTATGCTTCACTTTATTAGAAACTTCAGAGACATTAAGCAAAAACATGTTGTCTTTATCACTAAGATGGAGACAAAAGAAGATGATGTTGGTATTACCCAGCATCGACCTATTCTACCTGGACAGATGCTGCCAACGCAGCTTCCATACATGGTAGATGAACTGTTCTGCATGGTGCAGGACAAAGCTAAAGCGAGGTGGCTACAAACAGAGAGTGACAGAAATCATATATGCAAAGACCGTTCAGGTAAACTGAATAAAATGGAACCACCAAACCTTACTGAAATCTTCTCTAAAATTGGAGTTAATTAAAATGGCAATGCTTCCCAAAACATTCAAAACTTCTGAAGCTCCTAGCAATGACATCACTATCCCAGAAGGAAACTATCTGGCTCATGTCATCAAGAGTGAGCTGAAAGACAACTCGAAAGGTACTGGCAAGTACCTGGCGTTTACTGTTCAGGTTATTGACGGAGATCACAAGGGATTTACACTGTTTGATATTATGAACATTGTTCATACCAATAAGGTTGCTGAGGACATTGGTAACCGACAGCTCGCCCAACTGATCTCCGCGTGTGGACTCGAAGAAATCGAGGACACTGCTGAGTTGCATGGAATCCCGGTATGTGTTATCGTAGTGACCGAGGACGCAAACAACGGTTATCCTGCTAAATCCAAAATCAGGAAGTACATTTCCGAAGATAAGTATGAAGCGTAAATAATTCGCCAATCTTTAGGGGGCAGCAATGGCCCCCTCTTTTTTCACTAAAGGAAATAAAAATGGTTAAGATGGATAGAAACTTTTTAGAGTTGGCTATAAACAATGATGTAGCATCGGAGGAATATCCAAGAAGTCATATTGGTCTATCCACTAATGGCACAGAATGCCTCAGATCATTACAATTCAGCTGGAGATGGGCTTACAAAAGAAAAATAATAAACAGGATGAACCGGCTGTTCAGAGTCGGTCACTACGGGGAAGATGATATAATCAATGAATTGGAATCACTGGGCTGTATAATAACTGATAGACAGTTAATAATACCATCATTAGCTGGCCATTGGGGAGGCTCTATAGACGGAATTATTCAATTACCCAATGAAATCAGGAAAAGCCTGCTTGAAATAAAGACTCATAACCAAAAGAATTTCAATGCTCTGGTCAAGCATGGAATCAAGAAAGCATTTCCAAAGCATTATGATCAGATGCAAGCGTACATGAGTCATGAAGGTATTCCCAAACAGGCGGTCTATATCGCCATAAATAAAAATAACTCCGCTGTGGCGGTGCTCTATGTAGAGCTTGACCAGGAGCGAGCTAATGAATTAAAAAGATACAGAATGGAAGTAATATCTTCTGATACTCTTTTGCCACGAATCAAAGGCGCATCAGAAGAATATTACAAATGCAAGTTCTGTGAGGCGTCTGAAGTATGTTGGAGGGACGAGCCCATCCAGCGGAATTGCCGTACATGCAACCACGTGGACATCCTGGATGCTGGCAAATGGCAATGTTCTATTGATGAAAGATTTCTAAGTATAGAGGATCAAATTAAAGGTTGTAAAAAATACACTTTGGATGAAAAATACTTTTCATAAAGGAGTAATTAAATGATTAAACTACGTCCATATCAATTAAAAGCCGCAGACAAAGCATTAGTTGAGGTGCTAAATGGTAATGATCCCCTAATAGCATTACCAACTGGAGCTGGGAAAACATATACAATTGCAGCTATAATCCAAGGGCTACAAGCTATGGGCCATGAGGATTTCTTGATACTGTCTCATGTAAAGGAGATACTACACCAGAATCAAGTAAGTATTGAAAAAGCTCTTGATCAGCATGTCAGCATATACTCTGCTGGTCTTGATCGCAAACAGGTAGGAAAGATTACGGTGGCTGGTATTCAGTCGGCATATAGAAATCCTAAAAAATTCAAGCATTTCAAGGTGGTGATTATAGATGAAGCTCATCTTATAAATAGGAACAGTGAAAGTATGTATCAGAAGTTCTTTGACCAATTAGGATCACATACTAAAATAGGATTGACAGCTACTCCATTCAGACTAGGTGATGGCTATATATATGGTCCAGGAAAACTGTTCAATATTCTAGCTTATGACTGTACTTCAAAGGAGGAATTCAATAAGTTAATTGATGAAGGCTATTTATGTAATCTTGTAACTAAAGGAACTAAACAAAAATTAAATACTGAAGGAGTAGGGACTGTAGCTGGGGACTTCAATGAGAAGCAACTTGCGGCTGCTAATGATAGAGATGAAATTACCAATGAATGTATAAAGGAGCTAATAAAAGCTGGTCATGACCGAAAAAAGTGGTTGGTATTCGCAATAGACATTGACCATGCAGAGCACATAGCGGAATCACTTATCCGCTGCGGAGTGCCTGCCATGGTCATACACTCTAAAATGGATCAAGACCGTGATGCTATTATAAGGAGATTTAAAGATGGAAATTATCGCTGTATCGTCAATGTTAATATCCTTACCACTGGTTTTGATGTACCTGATATTGATCTTATTGCGTTACTCAGACCTACTAAATCTCCCGTCCTCCATGTACAAACAATTGGACGAGGTATGCGTGTGGCTCCTGGCAAGCAGTCTTGTCTTGTCCTTGACTTCGCTGGTAATATTTGTCGCCTTGGCCCTATAAATGATGTAAAAGTAAATAAGAAAAAGAAATCAGGCGAAGGCGGTGAAATGATGAAAGAGTGCCCTGTCTGTCAATTACTTTCTCACATTAAAACTAAGAGGTGTCCTGAATGTAATTTTGAGTTCAAATTTAAAGTTAATCTTGATCCAAAAATAGGAATTGTTTCACCAATAGATAGACCAAGAAACAATATGTTGTGGCTAAATATTATTGATACAGATTATAAAATACATAAAAAGCCATTTGGCCCACCTACTGTAAAAGTAGACTACTACGCTGAAGATGCAACTATCAGTGAATGGCTTTGTATAGAGCATAATGGATATGCAAGAGATAAATCCATTGAGATTATGTATAAAGCTGGTAATACTGTATACAATACTGTTAAGGAATTTATAGCGAATGTAAGTAAATTTAGGAAGCCCCGAAAGATATTAGTTGATATAGCAGGCAAGTATCCTGAGGTCAAGGAGAGAATTTACTAATCCACTATAAAAAAAGTAGACTCCATATACGTTTTATAATATACTATCCCTAGCCTACTAAATAGGCTTTGGCTTAATCTAAAACCAGGAGAGTTTAATATGACTGAAGAAATTAAAGAAGTATCAGCAGAAGAAGCTGCAATTCAAGAAAAAATTCAGGAAGCATTTACAGCTAGTACTGAAGCTAATAAAAGCGAAGATGATGTAAAAATGGCAATGATTCAGGCAGGAGCATCGTTTAAAAATGTTGCACGTCTGTATAATGCTATGATGATTGATGCTGGACTTGCTATTAGCAAAGAAGATCGTGATGCTATTGTAAAAGAGTGCATTCAAAAGCATGATGTAAGCCATGAAGATGGTTTCGATATTGCAGTTGATTTCTTGGTTGAAAAGCTGACTGATTCAACCATTCGCTCAGCCGCAGCTTTGATCAGGGGCTTTTGTCGTAAAAATGAAATGCCCTACTTTGTACCTGAAAAAGAAACGGGTAATGGCACTACTGGCTTCACCAAGCGTTACCTTCAGTGGGTAGTTGATGTTGTAAAAGAGACTGGTAGGATTCCTGATATTGAAGTAGCTAAAAACTACATTCATGGTAAGGAAGGTTTCCCAGAAACTTCAAACAATACGAAAAGGAACGAAACTCATTTCCTTAACTATATTTACTTTGCCGGAAAAATCTTGAACCAAGAGCCTGTTGAAGCTAAGTTAAATCTGAAAGTGGCAAGTTAATAATCTAGGTCTCTAATCAGAGTGGCACTCACAATGCCACTCTTTTTTCATTTATAGGATTAGATAAATGCTGATATTAGGAAATGGATTAACTGCTGCTATAGCTCTAAAAATATTTCCAAATGCAGAAGCAGTATATGATTTGAAAAACCAAAGTGTTCCACACAGAGCTTTGCTAAGATTCCGCTCAGATGCTATCAGTAAATTAACTGGCATACCTTTTAAGAAGGTCAGAGTATACAAGGGTATATATAGCAATGATTACTTTTGCCCACCTAATATAGAAGTAATGAATTTATATAGTCAGAAAGTCACAGGTGGTCTATATGATCGTTCTATTGCAGACATCTCCCCAGCGGAACGCTTTATAGCACCAAGAGACTTTTACGACCGGCTGATTAATTCTGTATCAGAAAGAATGTTCATCGAGTCTGATGTCAGTCAGTTTACTAACAGATTTGAATTGGATCGTTCAATTATAACTACTCTGCCAATGCAAGTTAATCAGTTAATTTTTCCGGTGGATCAGCCAATACAATTTTATGAACCAAATTCTAATTCAATTTTTGTAAATAGATTTAAAATTCCAAAATGTGATGTATATCAAACTATATATTATCCTGATGAACAAGATAGTATATACAGAGCAAGTATAGAAGGTGATGAACTAATATGTGAGAGCATTGTTCCAATTACAGAAACTAGCTTGGAAGTAGTTAAAAACTCTTTTGGTATTAAGGAAATAGGTGAATCTATAATTACCAACTATGAACAAAAGATTGGAAAGATGGTGAAGATTGATGAGGAATATCGACAAAGAATTATATCTCAGATGACTAAGATCCACAATGTATACTCTCTTGGTAGAGTAGCTTGTTGGAGGCCATCAGTACTATTAGATGATGTACTAAAAGATTTGTATACTATTAGAGACATGATTGAATTAACTCCATATGAGAGGGCAATGAGGTGGAAGTAAAGATAATTGATTATACCAAAGATGCAATTGAGAAACTTATATTCACAAAGAATACTAGGTTACAGGGAGAGCATACTATTAATGAAATTAAGCGATGGCCATATGATAAGAAACTTAAAGAACTGGATTATATGTTTAATACTATTCAGTCTAGCTTTGAGTTTGTCAATTTTACTTTTCTTATTTCAGGTGTTAGTAGAAATTTTACGCACCAACTTGTCAGAACCAGAAATGCAAGCTACGCTCAAGAATCACTCAGAGCTGTAGATGCTAGTGATAGGGAATGCTCTGATGAAGATCCTCTTATTGATATAATGTTAAATGAAAGTATGAATAATTACTCAGAGTTACTATCGAAAGGATACGCCATACAAGATGCAAGAAAAGTATTACCATCAGCTATAAAAACATCTATAATAGCTCAATTAAGTTTAAGAGAAATTGCTCACATGGCAGAGACTAGGCTATGCTTCAGAACTGCTGGTGAATACCAAGAAGTATTTAAGTTAATGAAACTGGAGGTCACCCTACTATACCCTGAATTTGAAAGGATGATCCGCGTGGCGTGCGCCAAAACAGGGATATGTGCATTCCAAAATTATAAAGGCTGTCCAATACAAGAGCACACTGTAAAAGTAACTATAAAACAGAAGGACGCAATTCAGCATTTGTGGCAGAACACTACACATGAAGCAGACCCTGGGATTTATAAATGAAACATATAGCTGTAGATTTAGATGGCACTCTAGCCATTTATGATCCAAAAGATAGGAATGGCGCAATAGGAGAGCCAATTCCTGAGATGGTACAATTAGTTAAGAACTGGATATCTGATGGTCATGTTGTTTGGATATTCACTGCTAGATTAAGTGGACTTGACTATGATGACCAGTATTCAAAAATTTCTTTGTGGCTTGAACGACAAGGAATTGGAGATTGCGATATTACTAATGTCAAAAGAAGGGAGTTTGCAGAATTTTATGACGACAAAGCATACAACGTCAAAAGAAACGAAGGGCTGCCATGTTCAAAGTGCTCTGGACAAGCAAGTTGGAGGGTCGCATTACAAAGACTTGAAGATTCAACCAATTGAATACTGTTATAAAAATAATTTAGGGGCAATTGAATCAGCAGTTATTAAGTATGTAACAAGACATAATTTTAAAGGTGGCCAAGAAGATATAGAAAAAGCAATTCATTTATTATATATATTATTGGAGTTTGAATATGGAAACACTAATTGAACTATTTAATTTTGGAATGGAAAGAAACTATGATGATATCATTCCAGACTTTGATCCTAAAGTATACCATGTATTAAATTTGGGGCCTGGCCACAAGGGAATAAAACACACAATTCCGCTGGAGTGGCCAGATTGGGATGCAGAAGTAGACGCCATTCCATTTCCTACCAGAACTATAGCTCAGATACATTGCTACCATTTTTTGGAGCATATTCAGAATATAGTTCCTCTTATAATAGATATGAGAAGGGTACTTATACCAGGAGGTCATATCAACATAGTGGTGCCATATTACATAGGTTCTATGGCATTTGCTGATGCAGATCATAAGAGATTCTTCTCTGAAAAAGTATGGAGAAATATGTTCAGTAACGAACACTATGAAAAGCACAAAGTTCCTTTTATGGAAATAGTAACTAATATGATAATGGGGGATAGACTTGAAAATCTTTGCTTAGTAACTCAATTAAGGAAACCTATGATATGATAATATTAATAGATACTGAAACTACAGGTCTTATAAAACCAGAGCTAGCTCAATTAAAAGAGCAACCGTACATAACTGAAATATATTGCCTAAAGATGGATTCTGAAGGACATGAGATTGGTGAGTTTGAAAGTCTAGTGAAGCCACCAATTCCTATACCTCCAGAGATAACTAAGATCACCGGTATCACTGATCAGACGTTAAGAAAAGCCCCAATGTTTGCAGAGATAGCACAAGATTTAGCAAAATTCTTTTGTGGTAGTGAATTAATGGTGGCTCATAACCTTGGCTTCGATAGGTCAATGCTTCTCTATGAACTTAAGAGGCTAGAGCTTGAGTATAGGTTCCCATGGCCTTATACGCACATCTGCACAGCGGAAGCATCTATACCGATCAACGGGCAACGACTGGGCCTAGCAAAGTTATATGAGTTGAAAACGGGTAGACCGCTAACCAAACACCACAGAGCTAAAGATGATGTAAGAACTCTCAAAGAATGCTTCATGTGGCTATGCCAGGAGGGATATATTATATGATACATATTGCTCTTAGAACTGAATACTCTTTCAGAGAGTGTTTCATGCCTATGAGCTATGTTTCAAATTACGCCAGGGACGGCGTAGTTGGCATAGCAGATAATAACAATACATATGGCCATGTAGAGCTTCAGAAATTATCAAAGAAGCATGGATTCAAACCACTATATGGAGTTCGTTTACATGTAATTGAAAGGAATTCTAAACAGAGACTTTGTCATGAATATACAGTATTCATCGCCAGGAGCCAGCTGGGACTTACAAACTTATATAAACTCGTTACCACAGCATGGGATCAATTCTACTATTTCCCTAGACTATACAAAGACCAGCTTGATAAAATTGAAGGTGTTTTCATCATTAGACCAGAAGAAGTATACCACCCTGATTCATACAGAGAAGGGTATATATTTATTGATGACAACTATTACCCGGAGCCACAAGACCGGGGAGTTTATCAACTCATGGCTGGATCAAGTAAGAGAGGTGATGGATACAGCTATAGATTTAACACAAAATCTGGACGGCAATACATAACCGATAATATACCACTACCAACAGATATATATGAAGCCACTAAAGGCATTGCAGATGATTGTGATCACATAGAGATACCAAAAGCAGGGATGGTCAAAGCATCTGATAATAATAATATACTTCAGATGTGCATTGAAGGAGCTGAAAGAAAAGGAATTGATTTAGATGATTCTATATATAAGGCTCGACTTGAAAGAGAGCTGGAACTAATCAAAGAAAAGGACTATATAGATTACTTCTTGATAGTATCTCACATAGTAAAGAAAGCTAAAGAAGAAATGCTAGTTGGACCAGCTAGAGGTTCTTCAGCTGGGTCGCTAGTATGCTATCTTTTGGACATAACTGAAGTAGACCCTATCCAACACTCACTTATATTCGAGAGATTTATTGATGTTAACCGTTTTGACCTGCCTGATATTGATGTGGATTTTCCCGATAGGGAGCGCCATAAAGTCATTGATTACATTAAGCATACGTATGGTAATGATCATGTCAGTGGCCTGGCTAATATCAATCGTTTTAAGCCAAAGCTAGCAATCGGGGAGTTCGCCAAAGGACTAGGTATTCCGCCGTGGGAGACTGATGACGTAAAGCAATCAATTATTGAAAGATCATCTGGTGATGCAAGAGCACAGATGCAAATACTAGACACTTTCAATACCACTGATGCTGGTAAGAAGTTTATTGAACAGTATCCTAATATGAGGATAGTTGAAAAGATAGAGAACCACGCAAGTCATGCAGGGAAACATGCTGCTGGCATACTGGTATCCACTCTACCACTGACAACTTATGCTAGTGTAAACAATAGAGACAATATTGTAATGCTAGACAAGAAAACAGCAGAAGAATTGAATCTATTAAAAATAGACTGTCTTGGGTTAAAAACATTATCTATAATCGAGGATTGTTGTAAATCCATCAACATGCCCCCGCAAGCTATGTACAAAATTCCGCTGGACGACGCTGCTACATATGAGCTACTCAATAGCCACCGCCTGACTGGTATCTTCCAGTTTGAGGGGCAGGCTCTACAGATGATCTGTAAAAAGATTAAAGTAGAAAACTTTTATGATATAGCTGCAATTACAGCACTGGCCAGACCAGGTGCTCTTAACTCTGGAGGTACTGCTAGATACATACTGACTAAGAACGGAGAAAAGACTGCTATATATCATTCAGACATACACAGAGAGATAACTGAAGAAACTTTTGGTATCGTAGTGTATCAAGAACAGATGATGGAGATCGCCAGGAAGATAGGCGGATTCTCATGGGAGGATACCAGTACTCTGAGAAGGGCAGCATCTAAGTCACTAGGTGATGAGTTCTTTGGTAGATATAGAGAACGATTCATAGAAGGTGCAAAAGCTAATGGATATGAGCAGCCAGATATTATTTGGAATGATATAAGTTCAAGTGGCAGCTGGTCATTCAATAAGTCTCATGCAGTCAGCTATGGGCTAGTGTCTTACTGGACTGCATATTTGAAAGCTAATTATCCACTGCACTTTTCAGTAGCAGTTCTTAATCATAATGAAAACTTTGAGAGTACGGTTCGTTATCTTAGGGATATAGTAGTTAATGAAGGCATTGAATATGTCCCAGTTGATCCTGATATATCAAATGTTGGCTGGAGTACTGATGGAGAAAAGATTATTGGTGGCCTATCAAATATAATAGGCATTGGACCAGAGAAGGCTAAGCAAGTGCTCAATATGAGAAGGGGGAAGGGCAAGCTCACCCCATCTCTTTATAAGCATTTGACTAATCCTAAGACTCCATATGATATACTATTCCCTGCTAAACACTATTGGGGAGAGATGTATGAGAAGCCAGAGAAGTATGGCATCATGCGACCAATGTATATCAAAGACGTAGACGGTGCTGGCAATTTTATCTTCATTGGCCGTCTGTTAGACAGGAACCCAAGGAATCTAAATGAACAAGTATTCTTAGAAAGGAGAGGTGGAGAAAGGATAGAGACATTCCAAAACTATCTAAACTTTACAGTTGAGGATGACACTGATCTTATTAGCTGCACTATCAGCAGATATGACTATGATCGTCTAGGACATGATATAACAGAGAATGGGAGGGTTGGCATTGACTGGTACCTAATCAAAGGTTCTATCGAGAATGAAAAATGGCGTCGTATCAAATGCGATGAAATAGTCAATCTTAACAAACACTTTAGGACAAATGTATGACATATCAAGAAGCTGCAATCCAATTTGCTATTTATAAATCTAGATATTATCCGTTTCTTGGATTGGCGGAAGAGGCTGGTGAAGTAGCAGGGAAGATAGCGAAATCACTTAGGAAATTTGGAGATGAAGCTGCATTTGTTAATCTTGATCTAGATGATATGCAAAAAGAATTAGGTGACGTATTATGGATGGTGGCGGCCTGCTGTGATGAGCTAGGTTTAGACATGGAAGAAGTAATGAGGAATAATATAAACAAGCTATCGAGCCGCGCACTGCGGAATGTCATTGACGGAGAAGGAGACAACCGATGATCAAATTGTATAAAAAAGATGCAGGTGGTCTGACAAGAATCTGGCAGTGTGAAATTGCTGGACCAGGAGAGTTAGAGATCACTCATGGAGTGCTCGGCGGAGAAATGCAAAGAAAGATTGATTTCATTGAAACAAATCAATCTGGAAGGGACTTAGATGCTCAAATGATTCTGAAAATGGAATCCAGAGCTAGAATCAAAAAACAACAAGGGTACAAGGACTCTGTAGATGATGCAATTGAACAGAAAGGAACAAATGATTTAAAATTGTATCGACCTATGCTAGCACAAAAGTTTTCCGCTGTGCGGTTGAATAGGCAACTTGATAATGCAATGGTCCAGTTAAAATATGATGGTAACAGGTGCCTAATTCATAATACTGGACGTGAATTAATAGCATACTCAAGGAATGGCAAACAATTCAATAATCTTGAACATATATTAGATAAAATAGATATACCTACTGGTGCAACTATTGATGGAGAATTATACAATCATGATCTGAAACTTCAAGAAATAGTATCATTAATAAAAAGGAAACAGGAGCATACCAATAAGATTCAATATATAGCATATGATATGATTTCAGATGCTCCTTTCAAAGAGAGGTTCAAAACACTTAAATCATATTATATACCAGATGTAGCAGAGACTTGGTACATTGAAGATAGGAATATAAAAGAAATGTTAGAATTGTCAGTAAGCTCTGGTTATGAAGGCTTAATGGTTAGACTAAATGGACCAGGATATGAGGCTGGTAAAAGAAGTAAGTCACTATTAAAAGTTAAGCAGTGGCTGGATGATTATTTCCTTATCACAGGAATATTAGAATCTAAAGATGGCTGGGGAATACTTAGATGTATTACTAAAGAAGGAGAATCCTTCCAAGTATCTGCACCTGGTAATATAGAATACAAAAAGGAGGTATGGAAAAATAAGGAGGAATATATTGGGCAGATGGCAAGGGTGGAGTATGCTTATCTAACTAAAGATGGCATACCATTCCACCCTATTTGTACTCTTATTGATTAGCATTCTGCCGTTGTAAATATTCATCTTTAGCAACAGCCCTTGGATTCTCACCATATGTGAGTGGCCTTACATTTGGCGCTCTATTCAATAATTCTAAGAGTTCATCCAAGGGCTTCCTTTTAATTTCCCTTTTCAATTCTTTACTTGTTATTCTATATTTATCAATAACTCTATCTGATAGATGAGATTTAAGGCTACCTGTTTGAACACGATTCCAAAGATCTTCCATTTTACCAGAAATTTCTTTATCTATTCTTTCAGTACTTCCCTTCATTCCTTCATCTAATGTTTGAAGTGCTGCATCAGCTCCTTTTAATGTCCTATCAATTGCTCCACTTACTGCTCCTCCAAGTTCTGCTTCCCTTCTTTCAATATTATGGACTCCCCAGTTTTCATATCCTGGCAGGTCTCTGCCAAACCAATCAAGTATCTTGGTAGACCAGTTGGCAGGGTGTTCTTCCCTAAATTGAGCAACTTCATTTTTCTTGTCTTTAACAAGTTGATCTATTTCTTCTTTAGATTTCAATCTAGTTGAGAAATCATTAGGAAGTGCAAGTGCCTCTTTGTATTTCTTCCACTTTTCTAATTGCTCAGGATGATCTCTATATTTTTCAGCATTATATAACTCAGCAGCTTTAATGTATTTAATATAACTATCTTCAATTGCTCTTAAATTCTCATAAAGTTGTGGCCAACTCTCTGATTGATTCAATTGCCTGATATTTGATTGCAAAGCAACAAATTCAGGGATAGACAGTTCACCAGTGCCAAGTGATCCAGATTCACTTAGATCTCTTAATTGCCCCATTCTATCAAAGCCCAAAGCTGCATTGATAGATTCTATTGCACCATGAACTGAAGCAGCAGGAGTGCCAGCTTTCGCAGCTTGACCATGTTTGTAACTATATAGAGCTGAACCAGTTACACCTGGCCCAATCTCTTCAATCAATTTAGCTGCCTTTGCTATATTGTCTTGAACATATTTAGTATTATTGTATGTATTAACTAATTTCTTGAGATCAGTTGGCATATCTTTTATTAAATTATTCAATCTTTGTTCTTCATATTTAGCTTTTTCCTTAGCACTTACTTGTCCAGCCAATAGTTTATTAGCATCGTTAGGGTTGATAGGAAAGCTCAAGCCACCTGGAGAAACATTTCCGCTGGTGGGTGCTTGACT